TTCCATAACAACTTGAATTGTAGACCAACCTATGTTAGCATTTTCTATAACTAATAAAGCATTATTATATTCTGTAGCTATGCCTACTAAAAGATGACCAAATTCTTTAGTACCAATTTGTCCTTTATATTCTCCAACTTGAATATTGGATTCAATATCAAAAATATGAAATGCAGAATAGTCTTTACCATCTCCTCTAGCTACGTCAGCGGATATCATATAAGATCTTGAGTAATCTACGGGTTCCCAAATCCATAAATTTTTATCTACACCTCTTTTTTCAACAGGATCTTTAACAGTTGTTTGTTCAATAAACTCTAGATATTCTGGGTAGAATACAATATCTCCTGAGGTATTAAAGTCACAGTCACATTCTTGAGCTGCTAACCTTGGATTACCTAATAGTTCATCTTGTTTATCTCTCCAAGATTGGTCACGTTCAGGATGAACAAACCAAGGTAATCTTATAGGTAAAAATTCATTCTCATTAGCCTCTGCTCGAGTCCAAGTTCTATGAAACCAGTTTCCAGTACCATAAGGAGTAGATAAAGCTATACATCCACCTCCAGTAGCTAGGGTTTGCTGTGCTGAAGCCCAAATTTCATCAATTTGTTCAATGAAAGCCGCCTCATCTATTAATAGGAGAGATACCGCTTCAGATCTACCAGCATCACCTGATGCTGCTACTGCTTTAATTTGTGACCCATTTTCTAATCTTAGTGATAATCTGTTATTTTCAATGGAGTTTACTTTAAGCCAACTAGGTAAATTATCATACATAAAACGTACTTTAGTAACCATATTCTTGGCTGTATCTTGCTTAGTAGCGATACAAAGTACGTTTTTATCTTTATGAAAGACCATTAACCAAAGAGAATATCCAGCAGTTAAAGTTGATATACCTAACTGGCGGGATTTATTAATAATTGTATAATTATTATCTCTAACTAAGTGTAAAACTTTTTCTTGGAATGGGTATAAATGAAAGTTAACTCTACCTCTTTGAGGGTGTTGAATCATACAATATTTTTTCATAAAATGCGCTGGGTCTTGTGCGCATTTTAGGTATTCTTCCCGTATGATTTGTTTTAAGTCACTCATTTATTTAGGGTATATTTCTAATACAAATAAACCAACAGCGAATAGTGATAAAGCTCCTATTGCTCTTCTATAAGATGTTATTTTGTTTTGAGCGTCTTCTAATTTAGAATTTAGAACTTTATTTTGGGCTTCAAAACTAGCTCTAGACATGTTACAACTGTCTAAAGTAGACTGATAAGCTTTTATTTCTTCATCTCTTCTTGAGATAATATAGTCTCTATAAAAAATAATTTCATTAAGTTCAGTAGTATCTTGTTTAAGAGATTCTACTTCTTCTTTACACAGATCACACAAACTTAATTCAGTTACAACTTCAACTAAAACGTTTCGTGGTATACAAATTAAAGAATCTTTATTTATATCTGTCTGTGAGAAACTTAGCAAGCTCATCATTAGACATGCTGTCAATAGTAGCAACTGTTTCATTGTATTTTTTTCTTAATTTGTTTAATTCTCTATTACGAATTGAAATTGAAGTTCTAAGACTATCTGTTTTAGAATTAGCTGTAATTATTTCTTGATTTAAACTATCAGTTAGTAAATGAAGAGAATTAAGTTCGTTTTGATATTTTTGATTATTTTCTTTTATCAAAGCTTCACAATCAACACATTTAGGTCTAGTTAGGTCTATAAATACATAGCAACCTAAAACCCAAAATAAACTGGTTAGTAAAACTGTTAATAAAATTTGATTTTTCATACATTAATAAATATCAAAACAAATTTTTAGTACATGTTTCACACGTTCTTCAGTTGAACCTGTAAGAACATGATGCCAAGGTTTGTATCTATTTAGTAACTGTCTAATAGTTAAATCAACTTCATTCCTATACTTTTCATCTGTTTCTCTAACCCCATTGTCTTCAATAGCTATCCCTTCAGGAGAAATATAAAAAATATAATCATATTCTCTAATAAAACGTTTAGCATATTCTTCAAAAGCATCACCATCAATATAACTAATAGATTTAGCAAGTTTAGTAAATGCCATTACATCAACTACAGTTCTATCTGTTATAAGATCTTCATTTATTAATTCAGCACAACGTTCAGCCAAAAATATATTTTGACCTTTAAGTGTAGAATCAGTATTTAAAGGAATACCTAATGAATTAAGATATTTACTACGTTCAGTAGCAAAATAATAATCCTTAAATTCAGGTACATTTTTTAAAGCATTAACCAGTGTAGTTTTTCCTACACTCATTGTTCCACAAAACCCTATTTTCATTTTTAATCAAAACTTTTAATATATAAGATAAAATCTTCCATTACTTCTTTTTGAAGACTAGTACCATTTTTAACACTTTCTCTTAGTAAAGATAATGAAAAATTTTTAGATTCCAAAATTAATTTCTTAGTATCTTTAAGAATAGATTCACATACTAATGTGTATTCTGGGGTATAGACGGTTTCATCTCCAAAATCTTCAATATCCTGAAGATAAGACTCAATTAAATCTGGGAGATTTTCCTTTGATAGCTTCATAAAGTAAGTGGGTTAATTTTATTACAGTTTCTTTAAGTTTTTCAAGTTGTTTTTTAAGCCAAGACTTTTGTTCACCTATTCTTTTACCTTTTAGAGGTAATTCATAATTTTTCATATGGGGAATTAAATCTTTACTATAAGTACTACCGGCTAATATTACAAAATTATCTTTATCTAAGTCATATCCTTTATTTTGCAACTGAGATATTACTTCATCTGCCCATTCTTTTTTTGAATCGGCACTCATATCATTTAAAGTTTTATCATAAGGATCTATAACTTTATTTAAAGGTAATAAGTGATGTTTAGCAGACAAAATAAACATAGAATTAGGTTTAAGACTTTCACCATAATTTAAACTTTTCTTAAATAAGTCTGATTGGTATAAGTCTCTAGCCTTAGCAGGTTTGCTTAATTTTTGGGCTACACAACTTAAAAGTACTACTGTACGAGCCATATATGTTATACATATTAGCTCCTTTCTTTATATGCTGGGTTTTTAAACCATGGCAAGCCTTGGCGTTCTCTCTTTATTTCATTCCATTGATCTTCAGTATACTGAATGCCATGGAGATAATATTCTCGCTTTCTTATATTACCTTCAGGAATAAGAGTGGGACCATCCCAATTATGAAGTTTACCTTCCCATGAATAGGCAATTGTACCATCCTCAGGCTTAATAAGCCGGCGGGGTTTATCAAATTTTTGTTTAGTCATTTTTTCTTTTAAGATAAAAAAATTTTTTTATAGGGCCAAACTTTTGAAAAGATTTGGTATATGTATACGTAATGAGAAAGAAGACTCAAAATAAGTAAAAATGTAAATCCCTCAATAGAGGGATTTTTTTTTGTCTAATAAATAAAAAGTAATATGAAAAACACACAAACCTATCATGAACTCGTTCAAAGAATGAGAGAATTTTTCCTAAGTAAAAACTTTAAAGAAGTTCCAGTTCAATCACGTTTATCTATTTTAGCTGCTTGTGAAAATCCTCACTCAGTTAAGACATTTGAATATTGTGGTGAACAATGGCCCCTACCTCAAACTGGTCAAATGTGGTTAGAATATGAGTTATTAAAAAACCCAGATTGGGATGGAGTATTTTGTTTATCAACTTCTTATAGAGAAGAAAAAACTCCAATCCCAGGTCGTCATGAATTAATTTTCCCAATGTTTGAGTTTGAATCAAAAGGAACTATAGTAGATATGATTCAACTTGAGTCTGAGCTTCTTAGCCATTTAGGATTTAGTGAGGCTGTTCATGTCCAATATGATGATGTTTGTGAAGAGTATGGGGGTGTTCCTATTCTTGAAAATGAACATGAAGATAGAATGTGGAAAGAAAAAGGATCTGTTGTTTCTCTTGAACTTTTCCCTAAAAGAACTAATCCATTTTGGAATATGAAACATAGAGAAAATGATATTTTTAATAAAGTTGATGTTATTCTTTATGGTCAAGAAACTATTGGGTCAGCAGAACGTTCATGTGATGTAGAAGGAATGAGGAAAATGTTCTATACTATTGAAGATGGAGGGTATTGTCAAAAATTATTTGACTTATTTGGAAAGGAAAGAGTTGAGAGAGAATTAGAAGAATTTCTCTCTCATGACTTCTTTCCAAGATTTGGAGGTGGAATTGGTATGACCCGATTAGCTAGAGCTTATGAGTTATTAAGTAAATCTTCAGCTACATAAATTCCTTGTGCTCCACTTACTGTAATTCCACGAGCACTTAAGGCATCACCAACAAAGTGAATGTTAGGGTAAGCTGTAAGTGATAGATTTTCATAGTTTACAAGTGGTTCAGGAGAGAGGTATTTTACCTCAGGCATGTAAATTCCCCAATCACTTTTAAGAGTTGGGAATATTCTTTTCATATCTGAAATAAAATCCATGATGTATTTAGCGAAACCATCCATAGCATCATAAAAGTCAGTTAAATCATCTACTTGGGTAGCTGTTACTTTTCCTCCTTCTGAAGTGGTAGATGGTTTACGAGTTGGGCTATAATACAGCCCGGTTCCATCCTTTTGTAATTTTTTAACTACTTCCCGTGACCATTCAAATGGATTATCAATGCCTTGAATCTCCATTAGAATACCAAAATTAGTCATATTATTACGGTAAGCTTCATCTTTTTTAGCGTGACCATTGTAACTATGATCTCCATATGTTTCTTCTACAGCGACATAAGCTGCATTATTATTAGTACAGAATGAACGGAGTGATACACCCTCATTATCAAATTTTCTATACAACTTAAAATCATAACTAATATCAATTAGTTTTTGAAAGTGATGTTGTGGTGCTTCAAATCTTACTCCAATTTGAACTGGTTTTGGTTCATCTGGGAGATTATATTCTTTAGCTAATTCTTGAGCAAAGTCAATACCAGATTTTCCTACTGCAAAAATAAGTTTGTCATAATTTAAATGGGTATTATGAGTAAGAACATGATTATTTTTAAA